TATAATTAATTTTCGTTTCAAAATCCGTCCAGCTACTAACATATGCTTGTAGCCATATGCAGAAATCCCGCTTTTCAATTCAACTTTAGTAGTGGCATACGGCTACAAGCATCCGCCGTTATGCGAGATGCTACGAAACCGCATAACTCATTTAGTCTTTTTTATTATAAATTTCTAATTCCCACATTGGACAAATATCTTGATGCCAATATTTTCTGTGCTTTATCCACACTCTGTAAACCACTAAAGGAGATTCTTCATAAACCTTACTATCTAAAATATAGTCAATATGAACTTTGGCTATATTGCTGAATCTTGGTAATCTTAATTTATAACTTTTACCTATTTCTAATTTTTTCATAATAATTAATATTAGTGTGAAAAGCACCGTCGCATAACAATCGCTACATTTCAGCGTTTTATTAGTGATTAATTTGATTATTGTTTTGCGCTTCAATCATTCGGCACAACCGAAGCATTGTTTTGTGTTTGACCACGCCGAAAGTGTAGCGATGGACGTTATCACTCAGCTTGTGTAGGACGATAAACTTCACATTTCAAAACAGAATGGACGTTATATTTAATCTCTTTTTCAATCGCTTCTGTCATTGAGTCATATTCTTTTTTAGTAACTGATTCATAAAATCCTCCGTTACCATCCGAACCATAATATTTGTATTTTCTTTTCATTTGTTTGTGAATAAAAAGCCGAAGTGATAACATACGTTAACCGCTATTCAGGCTTTAGGTTAAATTTAATTACTGTTTTGTGTCTGTAAGTCTAGTCACAATCCGAAAGTTTAGGCTTACTTTTCCTGAACATCGGTTAGCTTTCCCGTTAGGGAACAGTTATTCAAATCTATCGTTAAATTCATCTGTTGAAATTTCAATAGATCTGATATATGCTTTTTCTAGGTTTATGTGTCCGAAAGTTTCTATGTTACCTTCATTAAATTTTATTTCTGCCGAATAGTCAATTAAATAATAATTTGATTTTACCGATATGCAATAATTTTTAGTTCTAAACCACTCGCACAATAAAAATATTTTAGTATAGATATTTTTATCTTCAAAGCCAGTCATTAATTTCTCTTCTTTAAACCATTTTAAAAATAGTTCTTTTGCTTTTCCAGTTATCATATTTTTAGGAAATTAATAATTTAAATAACACCAGTGTGTAACTTCAAAATTTTTTGTATTATCAAAATTATGAAGTTCCCAATTTCTATATGTAGATTTAATATTACTTAATGACTTTCCACGCATTTCAATTAATTCACTATCTCCATGTTCAAAATAATTGCATTTCCCAATACAAAAAGAACCATCATTTAATTTAAAAACACATTGCTCTAATTGTTTAGGTAATTTTTCTTTAATATTATTCCAGTATGAATTTTTAAGATCACTTACGTAATCTTTAAGTAACTCGCTTAGGTAGTATTTTCTTCCATCAGACGATAATATTTCACTATCAATAATAATCCCTTTTTTATTTAAAAAATCTTTCATAATATTTACTTTATATGTAACCGATTCCCTAACAATGCATAACACTAATTACGGTTTTAGTCTTGAATTTATAGTTTAGTTTGTATCAGTGATACGGTTTTTAATCTGAATGTTTCGGCTTATTTAGTCCGTAACTAGAGTTATGCTCAACGTTAGCGGATATAGTTCCGTTTATCATTCATAAGAACATTTGCAACTGTGCTACGTGATTATTGATGCGTTCCATAGCTTTGTCGTAATACTCTTTATCTAATTCACACGCTACAAGGTCAAATCCGTAATCGTGGCACGCTATCGCAATGCTCCCGCTACCTAAGTGCGTATCTATGATTTTATCGCCTTGTTTGGCGTATTTGTCTAAACAATATTTGTACAATTCAAAAGGCTTAGCTGTTGGATGAAACTTCTCAATCATTGTATTATTGCTTTTTATACAACCTGCTCTGCTAAATTCAAAAATACGCATCGCTTTATTAAAAGAAGTCCACGCCATTTCTCCATCAGCTAAAGAAAAACCTCTTTGTCCTTTATCCCAAATTATCCACCCCATTGATGGTGGTAAAAATTCAGTCATATAATTACCGCCCCACACAATTTGATTTTTTGAAACTCTAAACAATTCTTTAAAGTATTCTGCAGATGGTATTGAGTTGTCCCAATCTGTTTTTTTATATTCTTTATATCCCCATTTTTCTCCTCCTGCGTTTTGTGCTTTATCAGCTCCAATTCCATAAGGAGGGTCAACTATTGCTAAATCAAAATATTTATCAGGATAGCGAGCCATTAGCTCCATATTATCTTCATTTGTTACTGTTATCATTTATAAGTACTTTTTGTTGTTAATAATCCACTACATCCGCTAACAATCGCTACAAGCTAGTTGCCGAAAGTAGGCACGTGTTAGGCAACCAGCGTGTAGCTTGAACGTTATCACTCATTTTACAGAACGTTTACTTGTAACGAGTTCGTTTTTCCGAATAGTGCAAATTTCATTATAAAAAGGAAATTGAAACTCTTTTCTATCTAAAGTGTGCTTTGAGATTCCAACCTTTTCTGCGGGATGATTTTTAAACAATATTGTCAAATCTCCGTAATAAAAATGCTTTTCGTTTTCGAGTGCATTTTTAAATTCAATGTGAAATAATTTCTTATTCATAATGGTTTATTCTTGTTTTGTCTATTAAAAACCTTACCTTAAATCTTCCTAAAGCATCAGTTTTTATAGATTGTTTACAGTTTTCTCCAAGCTTATTTTTGAAATCTACAGCGTTTTTTTCGCTGTAGAATACTTTTGTAGCATATTTTTGTGGATTATTCATTTATTAAAATTTCTAACATTGCCCCTTCTTGTCTATCAAAAACATTCCAAGAAACACACCCTTTTGTAGAGTAATCATAACTATCATCTCTGAAGTATAAATCTTCTATTTTACCTCTTAAATCTTCAAGGTTATTTTCTGTGCTTTCAAGTCCGTTAAATTTGTTTAGTAATTGAAAATCAAATCCGTTAAATGGTTTAAATACTATCATAATTTCTATTTTTAGTGATTAATTATATACAAATATAGTTATTAATATTTGTACAAACCTAATTAATTTACAAATATTATTAATAAAAATTGTAAATCGCAGAAAAAACGAGTGATAACAACAGCTTGTAGCAATTGCAAGATTAGTTTATACTTGAATTACTAGGTAAAATTTAAAAACTGTCTTGTGTTTGGAAAATTAGTCTTGAATTTTTGCAACTGCTACAAGCTGAAACGTTATCAGGAATACTACGATCCCGTTAATCGAAGATATTTTTCAAACTTTAGTTTCGCTTTTCTTTCACTTGATGCTATACAGGAAAAATGAATATAACTACAACTTTCTCCTACTTGATTTCCGCTTCTCGTAAAATGATATTCTTTACACCCTTTCGGGATTACTTTTTTAGGTGGTTTAGGTGGTTCAAATTCTCTTGCAGTTGGTTCGTTCGTTTGAGCAGTAAAACTCATCATCGCTCCCATCATTGCTAATGCTATATATTTTGATTTCATTGTCATAACATATTTAGTTTTTAATTGCCGTACTCCTGATAACAGTTGCTATAAGAGATTTTCTGCATAGTGATTAATCGTTTTATTTGTTTGTATTTGTGGTGTTTTGGCAACCCTGAAATATGGTTTTTCGCTTATCCGAAAATCCTCTCATAGCAACAATCCGTTACCAGTAATTATCAGAAAATCTCGTGTAAAATAGGATGCCCTTTTCTGTACACTTTTAAGAAGTGTTTTAACCCATCTGGATAATCTTCAGGACTATCTTTGATTAATCCTTCACAAACAGATTTTGGCATACAACCAGCTTCGGAATCTTCATCATCTACATAATTATCTTCTTCCATTTGTTCGGCTGAAATATCTGTAATTGCATCTTCTTCACGCCATAATATTACATTTTTTTCTAATTCTGATTCTGGCAAACTATTGCAAAAATCTTTTAATTCTTTCCAATTCATAATGTTTAATGTTACTAGCTATTTATCCCTAGCTCTACGGCTAAATCTTTATCAATAGCCATTAATTCATCGCCCCAACCTTCGGGCATTTCCTCTTCGGATTCTATGTATTCATATTCTGAACCATTTTCATATTCTTTTATTGAATCAAAAGAAACTTCATAGGCAATAGGACAGCACCAAGAATAACATTTTCCTGCTTGAAGCAAGCCCATTTTTTTTATAACATCATTATCGTATTCTATTAATCTTGCTTTTTTTATAAATTTCTTCGCTAATCTTTTGTTACATCGAATTTTTCTAGTAGTTAATTTTGAAGCAATAAAACCAATAGCACTATATTTTTTATTTTCAAAATAATGATGTTCGCCTTTAATCTTTTGCATCAAATCGTGTTCTCCTGCATCTTTATGTTTGCATCCGAAACAATTATTAACCCCTGTTTCGGTTTCAAAAAAACCGCAATAATTACTTATCGTTGTTAAATCTGTTATTATTTCCATAATGTATAAAGTAAACAGCTAGTAACATAGGCTTGTACTTATGGTTACATCGCTTGTGTTTGAATGATTAAGGCTTTCTCAATCATTGGTGTATTCTTGGTTTTATTGGTGTCGGCTCATAACCACAAGTACAAGCCTCCGCCGTTAAATAACTACTGGTAACATATGCTACACAATAGCTGGGTTAATTGTTTAATTTAAAGTTTGTTTTGCACTTAGATAATTTGTCTTTAATCGATGTATGGTTTTGTGCTTATCCAGCCATCGTGTAGCATCCGCAGTTATAACTCATTTACCCGATAACCTTAAAATGAGTATAACCTTTTGTTAATTCTTTTACTTTAGCTTGTTTTTCCTCATCAGATTGGTAAGCCCACCAATTATTTGGATTTCCATAAATATCCAAAGTTCCATCTTCTAAAAGTTTAGGGTTAATCATTACTAATCCACTTCCCCAACTTTCCCATACTAAAATCCAAAATCCTTTTCCCATAATAAAAACGAGTTATAACAACTGCTATATTCAATAGCGGTCATTCGGTTTAATTCAATAATTTGTTTGTACTTGTTAATTTCGGTCATCAACCGAAGCATTGTTTTGTGTTTTTCCGCTACTGAAATATAGCAGTGAACCGTTGTAGGTAAGTTTGCTCAACTTTGTCGCCAAAGTTACGCAGGCAGATTTTTGAATTTATCAAACAACAATTTTACCATATTTCCAGCTAGTTGGTTTGTATATCCATTTCCAAACTTCATAGGTTCGTCATTAGAACTTCCAAATTCCCAACTACCACTTAATTTTTTAATTGCATAAAACGAATCTCCGTGATCGTATTGTTCTTTTGCTAATCCGATAAGAAATTCTTTGATTTCTAAATCTTCCGCACTGTATTTTACTGTTTTTTTAAATGGTCTTTTTAACATAATTCGTGATTTTAAAAAACCTACCTACAACAATTTATTGTACTTATAGCTAGATTTTGGTTTAATTTATTGATTTGTAATATTTGTTGTTATTGGTCTTAAACCGTTTTATTGTGACTTATCAGGTCGCTACAAGCACAATAATTGACGTTAACGGTAATTTTCAAGACGTTTAGTAATCCAACCTACAGCTTCCTTAAAGTTATCCGTATAAAACGTTCTTTCTCCTACACAACCTCTATAATCTATACAGCAATGGTATTTTTTGTTGCATTTTAAATCGTTGTCAAAGGTTTCTATGTAGTGTGATATTTTACGCTTTAAGTTAGTAATCATAAATTTCCAATACCTCGTACCGTGACCATCGCAAAAACTTCTATTACCTTTTTCAATAATAAAACTACCGCTAACACACGATTGTAGTGATTGGGTATCTTCTTGAACTTTTACATTGTTTTTCATCTTTCAGTTTTGTTTTAAATTTAATTATTAGTTTTTATTTTGTCCCAACCACGACAATCTTTTCCGTTAGCACCAATTTTAGGACAACGCCCAAACAAGTGCTTCGTAAATACTATCTTTCCAATCCTTTGCTTCAATAAAACAAGTGCTTGAAATATCTTCGGGGTCATCTCCCATCGGTACATTTTGAAAGCCATCAAATTTTACAGCCCAATGACCATTATCATCGTTTAATAAATTTGGACAATAGCCGATTTCTGCAAGGCTTTCAAATGCTTGTTCACAGTTAATTTCTCTGTCCGTTACTTTTTGTTTTATTTCTTTTAAATCTATCATCGTTAATTTGTTTTAATTAATATTGTGTTAAAAAAAGCACCGCCGCATAACAGCCACTACAACGGATTGGGGCATTTGGCTTAATGGAAAAATGGTTTTGTGTTTGCTAAAACTTGTAAATTCTCGAAGATAAGGATTAATTTAGTCCCAAACCCGCTGTAGTGCCAAGACGTTAGTGGCAACCGCCTAGTTTGTGGTTATTTGGTGTATTTCCAATCAGGGTATTTTCTCCATAATCCTTCTTGGTATCTTTTTACGCTCCAACTATACGGAACTTCAAAGCTTCCTAAATATTTATCGTTTTTTCCATAAACTGAAATAGTTTTTGTACTCGGTGTGTCGTTATGATTTCTTCCGCAAAATGTACACATAGTTTTAAAAGTTTTACGTGGTATGCCACTAACAATCGCTACATTTCAGCTTTTGCATTTGGCATTGGGTTAATATTATTTTGTATTTGTAATTATTTTTCTTCATCCGAAAGACCTGGCAAATTTACCCCAAGCCGAAAGTGTAGCGATGGACGTTACCATCAACCGCCAAAATTGTGGATAATGGTTTCGTTTTTAAAAATGTGAATCAATTCATCTTCCCATAAACATCTTGCAACTTTTTCAGGAAAATATTTATCACATAATTTTTGTCTTTCTGCCATTGTTTTTGGATACCAAAATTTACCCATTAATTCAAATTCAGTCAATGGTCTATTCATTGCATATTCAAATTCTTCATCAGTTAAAATAAAGGTTTTTCCGCTTCCGTGTTGCATAGGATAATCATTTGAATAGCTAACCGCAAATCGTCCTTTTTTAGTTACGAAAGCACTATAATCATCGCCTTGGTTATACTTTTCGATTTTACACCACGAAATCAATTTTTCTTCTATTTCAGGAGTCATAACACGTGGTATGATGGTAACAACGGCTTGCTTTTCAGCTTTTCCTTGGGTGTTTAATTTATTGTCCATTTTGTATTTGTTTTTATGGTTTTTAATCCGTTACATTTGGTTTTCTTGCACAGCCGAAAAACAAGCCGTGGACGTTATGAGTAAGCTTACTCATCGTTATCCATAAAATTTTCTCTATAATATATTTCGCCATTAACATCTTCAAAACCTCTATCGTAAGCTTCAATTATTTGCTCTTTTTCTTTTTCTATAAGGTTTTCGGCTTTTGTTCTTATAATTATAGCTTGATTTTTTGCTCCTATAGCTTCATTTGGCAGTAATTTTACAATAGTGTCTATTGTTTCAATTAATTCTTGCATTGCTGTTTTCATAATATTTAGTGTTAAAAAGCCTACTCATAACAATTTCTTTGCGATGATTTTCGGCTTGGTTTATAAGTTTATTGTTGATTGTGTGTTTGGATTAATCGGTGTTTATCCGAAGCTTAGTTTTGTGCCACTCCGAAAAACCTCGCAAAGAATCAACTTTATGGGTAATAGCTTCGTTAACGAATATCACAGACAATTTGCGTTTTTGTGTGATAAACATATATTTGAAATTCTCGTTTGTTTTGTTTGTTATTTATAACCCACAAAACACCGTTTAAAACTCCAATTTCTTTTTCATTTAAGTAATCATCTTTAAATTCAATTATACATTATAAAGCGTAATTTAGAAGATGAAAACAATTAGGTTGGTATTTTATTACAAGTTTTTTCATTTTAATAATATTTAGTTTTTTATTAAATAGTAATTCTGTTTTTAAATCTATTATCTATTTGGTTTTCTAATCTTTTTTTTGCTCTTTCGTAAGTAGTAGAAGTTATCTTTAGTTCTGGTAAATAAAAATAACATTTATTAGATGAAACATTTATTTGTTGGTCTCTTTTTATTCGTGATATTTCGTTTAACTGATTGGTTTTATTTGTTTTTAATTCTTGCCATATTCTTAAAACAAAATAATATCTATTACAGGGTACATTATTAATATCTTTTATTTTAACTAAAGTTTGAATCAAAATGTCGCATTGTTGTATTTTTTTATCTATATTTTTCATAATATTTTTTATTTGTTGTTATCTGAGTACAGATAACAAGGCTTTATATTGATTACGCAAACTTTTTCAAAAGAAATTTTAATTTATTTTTTATTGAACGTAAAAAAAAAGAAAAACAACCAGTAACAATTGCTGTAAAACAGTTGGGAATTGTGATTAATTTAAACATTTTGACTCTCCGAATGCTTGGGTCTTGGCTCGAAGTTTTGGGAATTTCTACCCCAACCGTCTTATAGAAAAACCGTTAGGGCAAATACTATATTTCCGTTTTCAAAATAGCTTCTTGTAGCTTCTGTTTGGGATATTTAGCATAAGTTTCATTTTTTGCTTTAGCAATGATATTATTAAAAGCAATTCCATCAATTTCAACAGTTGTATTATCTGTTTTTGTTTTTCTCCATTCGTGAAATAAATCCATTAATCTACCGTGTAGATATTCGATTGGAGCAGGTTCGTGATTTTCCCATCCTTGTGACATAGTTTTTAATTTAAAATGTTATAATTTCCTCTTTTCTCTAATTCATTAATAGTATATACAGGTGCTATTTCCCAATTTATTTCACCTTTTGAATTACATCTTATGTATAATGTATTGGGTAAATTATACATAAGGGTAGTTTCCCATTTTTCCTGAATCTCTTTTTTAGACTTCTTTTTTACATTTAAAGTTTTCTTTTTCGTAATATGCTTATAATTTGGATTTTTATAAGCATTATTTTCTTCATCAAATTCTAAATCCAATGAATCAGCAATTTCAATAATCTTGTCTATATTCGGATTTGCGATGTTTAATTTTGTAAACGCTAAATCCAAAACTTCTTCTTCTGTAAGGTGTGTTTTCATAAGATATTTTTAGTTTTTTAAGACCGAAAAAGCACTACAGATAACAAGTGATATGAGCGATTTTCGGCATTGTGATTATTGATTTATTGTTTGTGATTAATTTTTACCAAAGATACAAAGTAATATTAGACGTGCAAATTAAAAACGTTATTTATATTTAATTTAAATTACAAAATTAATTTGTATATTTAAAATTAAGTTATAAATTTGTAAAACAATTTAAAACAAAAACATTATGAAAAAAGAAAAGTTTAATGAAAGAAATGCAGGGCGCAAACCTAAGTACATTGGCAAGACTAAATTTAAATTAATACCAGTAGATGCCGAAAAAGAAATTGACAAATTACTAACTCCTTATTTGACAAAGCAATCATGAGTGCTCAAGAACAACACAACGATTTTCTATTGCAGCGTATCGAGGCTTTAGAGAAAGAAAATAAACGCTTGAATAAAGAACTTAGAAAAGTAAAAGAACGTTCTTTAAAAATACGTTTAAGTGACCCTAATTTTGACAAACCTTTATCGGAAATTGAAACTAATTTTGAAATAATAAGCTAATGCCAAACACTATAGATAGCAGAGATAGTAACGCACCTTGGAACCGTGAGCAACTGCCAAAACTAACCCGGGAAGAAGAGCAAGACGAATATATCTCAGAGTTAAGGCAGAAGATTAAAGAAGCTAAACGATTAGTTGATTTAGCTATAGATATGACAGCGGACATGGATCACGCTTTATTGCATCCATTATTAAAAAAAATAAAGTTATGAAATTAGATACAAGATTTTCATCAAGCGGATTTTTAGAAATAAAAGTTGACAAAATAGAAGTTACAATTTTTAAAGGTGATAATTCTGAAATAGACGAATTGATATTTAATTTAGAGTCTGTAATTGATGATTTAATAATATTAAAAGAAATGAAAAAATAATTATTAAACTTAAACAATTATTAGGGTTATAAAAAAATAAAAAATTATGGAAAGAGATATAGATTGTTTAAAACACAGAAAAGCAACACATTTAAGCGGTGCTGATGTATTAGAAATAATACATAGACAAGGCAAGTGCATTCTTAAAATACAAGATGCTTATTATAATGCTTCTGAAAGTGTTGCTGGCAAAAATACAGGTGGTTATTTTATTAAATTTAATGAAGATTTGAAACCAGCCATGTTAAATACTATCAATAAAAAAAGACTAATTCAAGTGGCGAAGTCGGTTAAAAACTTAGATTTAGAGCAGGCTAGAAATATTAAAAACTGGGTAGGTTTAAGTATTGAATTGATATTTGACGGTACTGTAAAATATGGATCTGAAGTTACTGGAGGATTTAGAATATTACCTATTTCTCCAATTCCTGATATTTCAGACGTTAACGCATTAGCTGTTTTAAACGCTTCAAAAACAAAAGACGAATTAATAGCTAACTGGAGTAAAATAACTACTCAGGAACAAGCTTTGCCGTCTGTATTCGCACTTAAAGAGAAACTTAAATCAGAACTTAAATAATGATAAGATACGACGATATAAAACAAGGTAGTTTAGAATGGCTTGAAATGAAATATCAAAAGATTGGAGGCACTTTATCAAAAGGTTTGTTTATTGATTCTGATACTTTATTTATTGATTTGCTAAGTCAAAATATAGAAGAATTTGAGCTAGTGGATAGTTACGAAAATGAACACATGGAGCGGGGTAGCGATTTAGAACCGTTTGCATTGGAGTACATAACTACTTACACGGGAATTAATTTTGGAACTACCGGATGGCTTCAAAGTTCCGAAAGCAAAATTTTAGGAATTTCACCAGATGGTATTTCAGATTGCGAGGAATATTCAGTTGAAATAAAATGTTTATCACGAAAAGAACATACAAAAATACTTTTAGCAAACGAAGTTCCTAAAGAAAAAATTCCGCAAAACGTTCATTATTTCACGGTAAATCCTAAATTAAAAAAACATTGGTTTATAGCATTTAGACCCGAAAGCATTAAGCATTTTATTTTTGAATTTACACGTGATAGCGTTGTAGATATGGGGTGGAAAAAGAAAATTGAAGTTGAAGTTATTGGAGCAAAAGGAACGCCAATTAAGCCAAAAATTGAAACTATTACAGATTATAGAACTATTGGCGATTGGTCAAAAATAGCGATTGAAAGAGCTAAAGAACTAGATATTAAAATAGAAGAAACAATTAATAAATTAAAATTTTAAATATGGAATTATTAGGAATCATTGAACACATTGGGTTAATTGAAGAAAACGGAACTTTCAAAAAAAGGACGCTTATTTTAGGCACGGAACAAGAAAGCCAGTATCCACAATCAATTAATATCGAATTTCAACAAAACAATACTGCTTTGCTAGATTCTTTAAAAGTTGGCGATAACGTAAAAGTATCGATTAACGTTGCTGGGAGAAAATGGACGGATGCAAACGGTGTTGATAAATGGTTTAATACTATAAAAGGATGGAAAATAGAAAAAACATCTAACTTCTAACCAACAAACAGAATTTAAAATAATCTAAATAAATATAATTATGAACTTAGTGAAAAATAAATTAAGGGTTCTGCATTATCCACAAATACCATGCGAACCGTTTTTTGTGGATGTAAAAGACGAGGAACAGGCTTATTTAATACAAGAAACTCTTGCTAATCAACATTTATATCTTTTTAATAACAATATAATTCCTGACTATGCAAACTCAATTGATGTTGTAATGTGGGATGAAGATTCAGACGGTGAAGGAACTCCTGATTGGGTAAGTTACTATAACGAAGAAGAAGGTGTAGAATGGGATGAATTTGTAGAGGAATATCTAAAGTAAAAACAACAACCAACCGCTATTAATTTGGCGGTTAAAGTTAAAAAAAATATGAGTCCACACTTAAGATACCCAATAATACCAAAAAAAGACTATAATATGTGGAGGGTTATTTTGAATGATTCTAAACTATTAAAAAATCCTAGATACATTTCAGAATCTTTTAACGTTGCGATTGAAAAAGTAAACGCAGTTATTCAAGAGCATCGAAAATCTGAATGTGTAATTATACAATCTAAAATTAATAATTATGAATCCTAAACTAAAAAACCAAAAAATGCATTTGTTTTATGTTTTGATGAACTTACTACTAGAGTGTTTAGATGATCTAAAAATAACTGAACCATGAGCTAAAGAGCTACAAAAAAACCTAACTGACTTTTGCGAGTTGCTTAATAACGAAATGGCACATACCGAAGCTATTCAAAAAACAACTTACTTTCAGGATATTTCAAATAAAGTTAACACAATAATTAGAAAATCTTTTAATCCAGAATTATGACAACAACAGAAAAATTATTTTTAGCAGTAGTAATAATATCTTTTATTATTTCTCTTATTTTAGCTATTAACGGAACGATAAAACACGATGAATAATGACAGAGTCTCAAAAATTATTCGTAAAATTTATAATAGTTACTTGCATTTTTATTATAATAATAGCTGGGTCAATTATAGTAATAAAAATATTTAAATTATGAAGCTAAAACACGCAATTAAAATACTTAAAAAGCACCAACAATGGCGTTTGGGTTCTAAACGACCATTAATACATCCGCAAAAACTTACAGAAGCAATTAATATTGTGCTATACAGTTTAGAACTACAACAACGATACATTAAATCAGGCGAAATAGGAGATTTTGAAGAACTTAAAAAATTGTAGAAATTATGAATAAAGATAAATAAGTTTGCAACTGTGAATATCCAGAACCAATTCAGAAATGTTCAGAAAATGGAATTTATGCATATTGTTTAAAATGCTTAAAAGAATATGTGCGTAAAATAAAATAATTTTCCGTATATTTACACCAATAAACAAGCGTAGTGAAAATTAGGCTTTAATTTACAAGTATTGAAGTGAGACGCAATACTATACATAACGGAAAATATTATATAAATCCTATCAGGAAGCCTCGTCTCACATTTGGCAACTTGATGGGATTTTGCTTTTTAACTAAACAGTTTATCCGTAGCTTAAAACGGTTATTATTATGGCAAAATTTGAATTAAAGTTTAAAGACTGTTATGTTGACACAGACAATATTCAAGTAGAAGTTTGTAACAATATTATTGGAATTTACGGCAATCACGGAGAAACCTATTTTGAAATTGATTTAGACAAATCAACCGCAATTAAATTCGCTAAAACACTTCGAACTGAAATTAATAAAATCACGGAAAGCGAGGTTAATAATGGCTAAAGACCTACCTTATTTTAAATTCTTTTGCTCTGAGTGGAGCGACGGAGATATTACTTTAGAAGATTATAATTTGCAAGGTATTTTTATAAATATTTGCGCTTATTATTGGAGTAATGAATGTGACGTTAATTTAGAAAAATTAAAAAAAAGATTTAAGCATGATTCAGAATTAATTGATTTACTTATAAAAAATAAATTTATTAAAATCAAAAAAGATTTTGTTTCAATTAGCTTTCTTGATGAACAAAAAACAGAAAGAGAATTAAAATCTAAAGTAAAAAGTAAGGCTGGATTAGCGAGCGCAGAAGCTAAAAAATTAGCAAAACTTCAACAAGACGTCAACGTAAATTCAACAGAAAATCAACACGTGTTAAATTTGTGTTCAACAGAAAGTCAACTATTAAGAGAAGAGAAGATAATAGAAGAAAAGAAAAGAGAAAAGAATATAATAATTATTGACAATACCATTTTTTCAAATGAATGTAAAATTTCGGAACAATGGATTGAAACTATAGCTATTCAATCAAAAATAAAAATTGATGTAGTTAAAATATTCTTAGACACTTTTGAAAGTCATTTAATCACAATGCAAGAACAGAAAAAAACACTAAAGGATTTTAAAGAACATTTCTCGCATTGGATAAAAAAACAAAACATTTCAAATTTTAGCGACAAGCCAATTGGGAAAACTAATCAGATATGAGTGAATTTATTAACGGCTTTGAAATTGATAAATACAATCAACACGGATTCAAAGATAGACAAAAACAAGACGTTTGCCCGTTTTGCTCACAGGATAGAAAAAAGAAAACGGATAAATGCATTTCATTAGATTGGGATAAAGGTTTTTTTAATTGCTGGCATTGTGGGGAGCATGGACAATTACACACGTTTAAGAAAAAAGAAAATGAAAAGATATACTCAAAACCACAAATAACATCAAAAACAAGCCAATACAGCGATAATTTTATAAAATACATATCAAATGTAAGAGGGATAGATTTAACGGCTTTAAAATCGTTAAAAGTTCGTGAGTCAAAAGAATGGATGCCTCAAACTAAAAAAGAAGAAAATTGTATTTGTTTTGATTATTATTTAGACAACGAAATTATAAATGTAAAGTATCGTGATGGGCGCAAAAATTTCAAGCTTTACAAAGATGCCGAAAAGATATTTTATAATTTAGATAACATTAGAACTGAAAAAGAATGTATAATTGTTGAAGGCGAATTTGATGTTTTAAGTTTTATCACTGCTGGAGTTTATAATGTTGTTTCAGTTCCGAATGGTTTCAATTTAAAAGGGAATTTGAATTTAGATTACTTAGATAACTACATCGAATATTTTGAGAACAAAGACATTATTTACATTGCAGTTGATAATGACGAGGCAGGAATAAAAGGACAGCAGGAGTTAGTCCGTAGGCTAGGAGCTGAAAAATGTAAAATAGTTAACTTTAGCGATTGTAAAGATGCAAATGATTATCTTTTAAAATATGGGAAAGAAGCTTTAAAAAATACAATCAAACTTGCAAAGGATATTAAAATTGACGGAATATTTACTTTGTACGATGTTAGTGTAGATATGCTTAATCAGTATCGTTCTGGACAAAATAGAGGTGAAAGTACGGGAGTTTCAGAAGTAGATAAGGCATGGACATGGAGAGATTCAGAAGTTAATTTATGGACAGGTTACCAAAACGAAGGAAAGACTTTGTTTTTAATGCAAATGTGTTTAATTCGTGCTATTATTTCAGGCGTAAAAGTTGCTGTTTTTAGCCCCGAGAATTTCCCGATCGGAGATTTTTACAATGATTTGATTGAAACATACATAGGCAAATCGTGTGACCCTTATTATTCAAATAATTACATGAGTGAATCGGAATACAAAGAAGCAATGAATTTTATAAATGAATATTTCTTTGTCATTTATCCAGAAAAAGATTTTAAGATTGATACTATTTTTGAAAAGGCAAATTATTTAGTTAAGAAGCACGGAATTAAAACTTTGATAATTGACCCGTATAATACCGTTGAACATTTGATGAAAAACGGAGAGCGTGAAGATTTATATATTAGCCGATTTATGACTAATTTGAAGCGGTTTGCAGTCGAAAAACAAGTATCAGTTAATTTAGTAGCTCACCAAGTAACCGCCAGAAAAAACGATAAAGATGGAGGACGTTATTATAGACCCGAATTAAATAACATAAAAGGCGGTGGAACATTTGCAGATAAGGCAGACAATGTTTTATTTGTTTGGAGACCTAACCGAGCATTAGATTTTAAAGACCCTGATGTTATTTTTGGAAGTCAGAAGATTAAAAAACAAAGGCTTGTAGGTATCCCGCAAAACGTTGACGAAATCATTTATAATATTCGAGATTCAAGATATTATTTTAATGGTGTTAGTCCTTTTACTTTATTTGATAAGCAAAGATTAGGAACTGACAAAATAGAACCAGAAGAACAAAAGCCAATTACCAAAACATTAGAAGAAGCTTTTGATGTTTACGAATCAAACGATGAATTAGAAATAGAATTTTAAAACATAAACTATGATACACCGCGAATATATTTTACAAAAAGCAGTTTGTCGATTCTTAAATAAAAACTATCCAGAAGTTTTGTTTGTTTCCGATACTATTGGAAACGTAAAATTAAATCAGTTCCAGGCATCACGAAATAAAGAGATTCAAGATGAAGATTTTAAATGCCCTGATTTATTAATTTTAGAGCCTAATAAATTTTATAAAGGATTGTTTATTGAACTTAAGATTAAGTCACCTTTTAAAAAGAATGGTGAATTATTAAAAAGCGATCATTTAGAAGCGCAACAAAAATCTATAAACGATTTAATTTCGAAAGGTTATTGCGCTTTTTTTAAATGGGAGTTCGAAGATATAAAAGAGTTAATTAAATGGTACATGAATAACCGTTAACCCCCACAAAAAAGCGAAAGAAATTAAAATAACACAAAATTAAAAGATTATGAAAACGATATACAACACATTTGTAAAATTAGACTCTCAAAAACAAGCTAATAAACTAAAAAAAGCGTGTATTGAAAAAGGTTTAAATTATTATTGGAATGACAATGAAACTTTCAAATATATAGATGGGCAATGGGATATTTTTATTTTTGATAATAATAATTGCTTTTTAGTTAGCAATGAAAATTTTAATAAAACAGAAGTAACAGAACAAGAATTTATAAAAATGATAAATAATAATGATTGAGTTAAGATACTGGCGAGACCTGCCAAAACCAGAGAAACAACGCCTTATGAAACTTCACAACATAAAATCAATCACTTTCGAACAGATTTGTATGATTTATAAAAAGTTAAATAAATGTTAAAATTTAATTTAATTATTGTTTAATTAAAATATTGATATATCTTTACATCATAGAAACAAACAAAATAGAAATCATGAACGCACTTACTTTTAAAATCGAAACTACAACAGAGCAAAAAGAACTTAATACTATTTTAAACGAACTTGATACAATAGTTTGTGAAATTATGGATAATGAAGAAAACGAAGACAATTGGATGGCTTTAAAATCTAGTAGAGAGGCTTTAAATTCAATAAATAAAGCGCAAACAGCAGATTGCGGATATACAATATATGTTAATACTATTTCTGCTCAAATCTGGGCAAATCAAGCATACGCTAATGTTAACGAAGACCGTAGCATATAATTAACTTATTATCTTAATTATGAAAACAATAACCACAATAGTAACGATTGGTAAATCAAGAAAAGAAATCGCTTACACTTTTAAAGCTGATGATTTTATCAGGATAGAAGGAAATAGATTATTTTTAAAGTCAGAAGAAAGACGGTTGATTATCGCAAGTGATTTTATTAAACAAACAATTTTATTACTAAACGAATTATAAACTAAAAAATAAGCGGGTGAAAATCCCGCTTTAAAATAAACATGGCTAGACCTAAAATTAAAGATAGAACAATGATTAAATCAATCTTAACTATCAGCATAGAAGAAAAGTATCTTACAGGGCAAAATAAAGACGAATTAAGAGACGTTGCATACAAAAGTATAGTAGAACACGTGTCGAATAAAAAAGACGCTTAAAACGAAACAAATTACTACAGTAGAAAAATACATTTATAAAAAAATTAATAACGATAAAAATTAAGACAAAATACCGTTTAGACTTATACCAGAAAGTCTTAAAAAGTTCTGGGCATAACAATATCTAAAAACAAAAAAATCATGATACAAATAATCGGAACATCAGCAGTATTTACAATTATAATCCTTTGGGATAATTGGGGAACAATTTCTTTTAAGCTTTTTGGAAATCAGAAAAATATTTTTAGACCATGAGCCACACGAAAAGAAAACAATTGAAAGATCAGATTAATATATTTGACTAACCGTATTTAACGCATAAAAAAGCGATTGAATTAAGTAAATTGCATGTAGATAATAAACCAGTAAAAAAAGATTTGAAATGAAGCCACCTAACGTGCCATGTCCTCCAAGAAACCCACATTGTCATGGTGTAATTGATAGTGTACCTATAGAACAATTTATAACCGTGTTTTTTATTGTAGCGGTTATTTATGGGGTTTTTATAATAATTAAAAGAAATAAGTTTAAAGTATAGCGATAGTAGGTTATCGTTTAGATTTGGGGAAATCTGAAAAGCATACGCACCACGTGTTTAGCGTATCTTTTCAAAAATTAAACCGATGCTATTGTAGTGTCGGTTTTTTTTGTTAATTTTGGAACATGGAGTTAACAGATAAACAAGAAGCATTTTGCCAATCATACGTTGAACTAAACGACAGGTCTGCAGCCTACAGGGTTGCTTATGATGCCGAAGCTATGAATTCAAATAGCGTTCGTGTTGCTGCTCATGAGGTGTTTAATAACCCTAATATAACCCTACGTATTGAAGAATTACAGTCAGAAATAAGAGAACGTAACAGAATAAAGATTGATGATGTACTTTCTGTTCTTACAGATATGATAAAGTTCGATATATCAGAGCTTTACGATGAAAACGACAATCTTAAATCTATTCATGATATACCAAAAGCACATAGACAAATGATTGCCTCGGTTAAATCTGACCATTTATATGGCGGCAAAGAAATAATAGGCGAAACAAAAGAAATCAAAACACTTAATAAATTAGACGTTATTGAAAAATTCATGAAGCATTTGGGCGGATATGAAAAAGATAATCAACAAAGAAAGATAGAAATAAAAACTCCTATTTTCGGAGATAATCCTTTAGATAATAATGTTTAAGTTTAAACCTACAACGGCACTATATAAAATTAAAACCCTATTACGTAATATTAATAGGGTTTTTGTTATTTCTGGAGGTCAAGGAGCAGGGAAAACAATATCAATTGTTATGTTGATTATTGATTATGCGTACCGAAACGATAAAAAGAAAATTTCTATTATATCAGCTGAGCTGTCTAAAATGAAGAAAACAGTCATAAAAGATTTCTTAGAAATTATGAATGATTGGAATATGATTCAGCATGGTAGGTGGAATATTGCTGAAAATACATTTACGTTTAAGAATGGAACGTTTATTGAGTTTTTAGGATTAGATACTCATGATGTTGGAAAGGGAATGCGTAGGGATTTAGTATATTTCAATGAAGCGAATAAATTAAAACAAGAAGCTTATAGGCAGGTAGGCTCTCGCTGTAAATTAAACATAATCGATTTTAACCCAGATCAAAGATTTTGGGGACATGATTTGATAGGAGAAAATAATTTTATCAATCTTACATTTAAAGACAACGAATATCTGTCAAAAGAAGAAGTTGAAAGTATTTTAGAATATTATAAAAAAGGATATTCTGATACAGGTATAATTATTAATGAATATTGGGCTAATGTTTGGCGTGTTTATGGCTTAGGAGAAATAGGAAGCGTTGAGGGGCGAATTTTTACGCATTTCAAGCCTATTGCATATTCGGATTATATTAATATTAATTTACCTAAAACTTACGCTATTGACTGGGGGAAAAATCACGGTTTTGGGATTATTGAGGGGAAATATGATAGATATGATAACAATTATTATACTCACGAATTAAATTATAAATCTGAAAATAAATTAATATCTGAACTTCCAGATAATCAAAAAGCATTAATAAATAGCGGGCAAAATGGAGGGATAATAATTCACACGCTAAATAAAGTTAATGTTTCAAAAGATGTAGTTATAGTTTGTGATTCAGCTAGACCAGACAACATTCGGTTATTACGCGCTCACGGTTGGGAGTACGCTTACGGGATAGATAAACCTAAAGGTTCGGTGATGGCTAATATTTCATTAATGCAGTCAACTAATGTTTTTTATACAAGTTGCTCGACAGGAATAGAACACGAACACCAAACATATCAATATAGACAGGACAGAATGGGCGTTGTAGATGATGAAGTATTAAAAGAAAATGATGATTTGATTGACCCTATGATGTATTTACGCAGGCATTACGAGAAAGCATAAAAAATCATTTGTAGTTTATTGAAAAACTTTTTATATATTTGCTAAAACAAAATCGTTTTGTAATTCAAAAGGCAGAACCGCTACACAGTACGACATTAGAAACAGGTGCGGGAGTTGGTAGTAAAAATCTACCCATTACGATTTAAACAAAACAATATATTGATGCGATATCAAAGTAAAGTTATTAATCAAGGCACTAACTGCATTATAGCGGATAGTGCTTTTTTGCTTTTATTTTAAATGGGATGGTTACGTAATATTTTAGGGTTAGGATATCTTGACGATTTAACTACATTCGTTAATAGAGAACTTGACGGAAAAGCAAAGTATAACGATTATTCAAATGATGTTCAAAAATTAGAGGCTGTCTTTTCTAATCCTGCCGTCCTTAAAGTATTTGCTTTACAATGTGATTTATTTAGTTTAGGTAAGGTTTATGTTTATAAAGACGGTAAAGATGTTGGAACAGATCCGTTCTTAGACATGATTAAAAAGCCAAACCCATTCCAAAAAGAATCACAGTTTCTTTGGGATATGATGTTTTGGAATATGGTTGGTAATACTTACGCTTATTGCGATTCTAAAATTATAAATGAAGATAATTTACTTTATGTTTTAGAAAATAATAAAATTGAGTTCCCTACTGAAATGCAAACATACCAAGATAAAATTATTTTATCTAAAGGATTGCAGAAAAAGATTAGAGATTTTTTGATAAATTATAAATATTGTGACGGTACTGAAACGAAATTTCAATGGGGTAAAATAATTCACACTCCAGACTTAACTAACGGTACTGGCAATTGGTTTAGAGGTGCAAGTAGAATAGACGCTTTGTTTAAAGTAATATCTAATTCAGAATGCGCAATGGATGCTTTAAACATAAACATTCGTTACAGTGGTAAGTTTATGGTAGCTGGGCAGGCAGACCCAGAAAACGTTTCTCAATTGCCAATGGGAGAGACAGAAAAGCAAGATATTGAAACAAAAATGAACGGACGCAAATCGGTTCACGCTGTTAAGTCAATGATTGATATAAAAAGATTTGTTGATAATTTAGCAAATCTAAAATTAGATGAAATACAATTGAATCAATATTTTTTAATTGGCACAATGTATGGTATTCCTAAAGACGTTTTAGAGGCTTTTAATTCAGGAACGTATGAGAACCAAGAAAAGGCGAGAGGGGCGTTTGTAAGCTATTGCTTAGCCCCAAAAGGTAAATTATTCTTTGAGGGATTTGCTTCTTTTTTCGGATATGATTTAGATGGTAAAGAAATAATAATTGACTGGGAACATTTACCATTCATGCAGGTTTTCGCTAAAGAAAGAGCCGAAACTGAAAAGGTAAAATCTGAAACATTACTTAATTTAATGAAAGCAGGAGTTAATAAAGATGAAATTAATACAATGATGGATACTAATTTTAGCGAATTAAATTATGAAACAGCAACAAGAACAAACCAAGGCGGAAATAGTCAAACAAATACAGGAAACTAATAATCCAATTATAAAACGAGTATTAGAAAAACGTTTAAAAGAAATTGATAAAACAGTTACAAAATGACATTACAAGAAATTTTAGCAGATAAAGACCTTGCAATATGCAAAAAGAAATCAGAGATACAAAAATCTGATTTTTCAAATGTTATGTTTGATTCAGTTTCAAAAGCTTTCAACTCTAATATTCAAAAATTAGAGGTTTTAGTATATGAAGCCATTGTAAAAAAAGAACGTAACGAGGAAATGTTTAAAAACTATCTTAACGGATGGGTTTTAAATCATTCAGTTGGAATGAGGTATTTGAAGATTTATTTTTGTTATGACAGCAAAGAAACTGAATACTCACAAAATAAAGAAAACTTTGACAAGTATTACGACCAGATTCTAAATAAAGATGATGTGAATGAGTATTTCTGGGCGGTTATTGAGGCAAAGAATATTGAGGGTTCTGCCGTAGTAAAAGGATCTAATTTCCTTACTCCTGTTTTATCAATTGAAATTATAGACGAAAACACTATAAAAGTTAAATGCGCAATTTCGCCTAGCAATATTTTAGATTCTCATAAAGACGTACATATTCCTAGTTTATGGAAAAAGTCGTTAAATGAAAATAAATATGATTTATTGTTGCAAGAACATGAAATGGATTTCGATAAGGTAATTACTGATTCAGTTTCAGGTAGCTTAAAAGTGTACACAGAAATGATTGACGTTAAAGTCTTAATGTCAAAATTTGATAAAGAAGCCGCTAAAAGCACTTCAAACAAAAATGCCGATTAATTTTAGCAAAAGACAGTAAGTACGTGACAAATAGAAACCCTACAGTTTGGGATACTGAGTTTAATAATTGTTTAAATCCGTTACTAGAAAATGTTTACAAAGCATTA